TAAAAATAGAAAAAATGAATTTTAAACATATAAAATAAAAAGCTTATGAGCCATTTGTTCTGTCATAGTTGTGGAAATAAATTAGAGTTTGCCAACGCTAAACCAAACTTTTGTGTTAAGTGCGGGCAACAGTTAACTGTCACTGAAGCGACCAACACTAATAGTGCGGTCGGTCAGCCTATCCTTACGGAATCGGTTGAGTTGAGCGACAGCGAGACTGACGCAACGTCAGTTCCTCACATAGATAAAATTCAAGTAGAGTATGTCGCAGAAGGGCATAACACCTTCACTGTGGGTTCATTAGTAGGAGACAAATCTCCTCCAGATTACAATAAGAGGCGAGCGCCAAAATCTGTTGATGAATTCATTGATGAAAAAGGACAGTAATAAGAAAACTTATGAAGACTGCTCCGACATTATAGATCAAGCCATTAAAAAGCAAAAATACAAATGGCGACTTAACGCTGTTAAATGGTTTGACTTTCAGGATGTAGAACAGATTATAAAAAGCCACATTGCAAAGAAATGGCATATGTGGGATCAAGCTCGACCTTTAGAGCCGTGGATTGGAAGAATCATCTCCAACCAGCTCAGAAACCTCATCAGGAACCATTATGGCAATTATGTACGCCCCTGCGTCAATTGTAAGTACGTTCGGGGTGAAGGTTGTACTAAGACGCGAAGCCTCAAACAAGATTCCTCCTGTGAGTTATTTGCAAAATGGTCCAAGTCTAAAAGATTAGGTCTTGAGCTAAAAATACCGTTATCGACCGAAGACTACAGCAAAGAGATCCAAAATAGGCAATATACTGATTTTGACTTCAAGAACTCCCTACTCCGCCTTGATGGTCACATGAAAATAAAATTAACCTCAATTCACTATGTAGCATATCGAATGTTGTACTTTGAAGAGAAGACTGAGGAGGATGTAGCAAGGTACATGGGGTACAAGATATCTCCCCAAAAAAACAAGCTCGGTTACCGCCAAGTTAAAAACTTAAAAAAGAAGTTCTTACAGGTGGCCGTAGAAATACTAAAAGACAACGATATTATTAATGATGGAAATATCTGAAGAGCAAAAACAGTTTTTAAGGGAAAATGCTTCGCGCATTCCCAATTTAATAGACTTGACTCGTCAATGCTTCGAAAATGAAGAATTAGACGGGCGATCCAAGGAAGGACGGGCTGTGCGTAAATTTTTGGTTGAAAATTCGATTAGCTTCAGAACAACGGGGAGAATACCCGTGGAGAACATAGAACTCACTCAACCACAGAAAGATTTCATTTTAGAGCAAGCGGAAGACGGACTTTCGTCTTTGGAGATAGCTCGCATCATATTTTCCGACAGAAACGTAAAACCCTTGAGTAATGAGCAGCGTACCGTCCTAGCTTTCATCAGAGAAGTAAATCCTGACATTATTCCGTCTCAAGACGGAGCTGCCCTCAATTCCTACCTTTCACCCAAATCTTCCAGTCGGATCATCAAAAAAATCAATGATGCCACGGGTTTGGGATTAGATGAATCGAAGATGAATAGGCAGAAGCTTATTTGCGTGGATAAGCTGGGGATTAATCTGAATAACTCTAGATTTTTAAAAATAATTAATAATTATTTAAATGAAGATGATAGGGTTCTTTTTGAGCATGAATTTATTCGATTAACTTGGGACAAGCCAGATTTGACGGCTGACGAGTTGAATTTGTATTTAAACACCTGTAAGGAGGTTATTAACTTGGAGGTGGTCAGTTGCCACCTTAACAAGCTAAATGATATGTTTGACATCGCCGATGACCAAACAGAGATGAGCGTGAGGCTGGCAGAGATCATTAAAGCAAAATCACAAGAATACCATCAATGCGAGAGCAGGATTGAGAATTTGACGAAAAAGCTCCAAGGGGACCGAGCAGAGCGGATGAAGAAAAATCAAAAAGAGAATGCTTCGTTTCTATCCATTGTTCAACTCTTCCAAGAGGAACAAGAAAGGAAAACAATGATCCGCATTGCGGAAATGCAAAAAGAGGCGGTTAAACAAGAAGCTGAACGCTTGGAAGGGATGGCCGAGTGGAAAGCTAGAGTTTTAGGAATATCTCCCGAAGATGTCGTATAAATGCAAAGAATGTGAAGATTCTTTTGATTCTCTAAGGAGTCTACATGCACATATAAAAAAGCACAACATGCTGTTGGGCGATTATTATGTGAAGAACTACGAGCGCAAGGATAAGCTGACAGAAGAGCTTATCCCGTTTAAAAACTATAAGCAGTACTGGAGGACTCATTTCCTCACACATGGGAATATGGTCGAATGGTGCAGGACCGCGCCGAAAGCGGATGTTAAAAAATTCATTATAGATTGTTTTAAAAGAAGATTGGACTCTAAGGCGCTGCAAGGAGCGCCGCCCGACATATATCTTAAAACCGCAGGTATGCCAGACGTAGACATCTGTAAAGACGTTTTCGGTAGCTACCATCAAGCATGTGAAACGGCAAACATCTTACCGATGCTGTCAAGGCAGCTAACAGCTGGATTTTATAATGATTTCACAAAAACTCGTATCCTTATTGATACAAGGGAACAACAACCGTTAAATTTCCAAAATACTCAAATTTTGAAATTAGATGTAGGCGATTACGCTGTCATGGGCAAAGAGTATGATTACACTTTTGTAGATCGTAAATCTTACCAGGATTTTTGCTCGACCGTAACTAACGGTTACAATAGATTCGTAAAAGAGTTGGAAAGATGTAAATCTTTGGGGTGCTTCTTGTTTATAGTGGTGGAGAGTGCTTTTGGGGAATTGGAGGAAGAAAATAGAAAATCATTTAAAAAATTCAAATTGGACTATGTGTTTCATCAAATGAGGGAAATACAAGCTGAGTACTCGGATTGCTGCCAATTTATATTTAGTGGCTCTAGAGAAAACAGTGAGCTGCTCATACCTAAATTACTTGTTCTAGGAACCCAACTTTGGCGAGTAGATGTACAATATTTTTGGGATAAAAAAATTAAAGAAAATGGCTTGGGAAACAGGAAAACAAAAACTAAATCGAGAGTTCAAAGATATAAACCTACTACTGGAAGAAAAAGAGGGATTTTTGGAGGAGAGTGAAGCTAAGATACTGCTTTATAAATTTCTAAGAGAAAACCCTTCTTTTGCAACAGAGTTATTCACAGGAGTAAAATTATTCCCTTTTCAACATATGGCTATAAAGGCCATGATGGAGTCTGACTACTTTTTGGGCATATGGAGCCGAGGAATGTCTAAAAGCTTCTCTACGGCTATTTTCGCGCTCTTAGACGCTATTTTACACCAAGGGGTGCAGATAGGCATATTATCTAAGTCATTTAGGCAATCCAAGATGATATTTAAAAAAATCGAGGATATCTCTAAAAGTCCTAAGGCTACATTTTTTACTCAGTGCATTACCCGTACATCTAAGATGAACGACGAATGGGTAATGGAGATAGGCCAAAGCAGCATCAGGGCGTTACCTTTGGGGGATGGTGAAAAGCTCAGGGGTTTCCGTTTTCAAAGAATGATCATTGATGAGCTTTTGCTTATGCCTGAGAAGATTTTTAATGAAGTGATTATGCCATTCCTGTCAGTGGTGGATAATCCTACCGAAAGGCAAGAAGTTTATGATTTAGAAACTCAAATGATAGAACAGGGCAAGATGAAAGAGGAGGAAAGGAAAAGGTGGCCAAATAACAAAATTATTGGTTTATCTTCTGCTTCTTACAAATTCGAGTACTTGTACAAGCTTTATCAGCAATATGAGAAGTTAATAATAAATAAAAATACTCAAGATGGGGCGCATAGGACAATTATGCATTTTAGTTATGATTGCGCTCCCGATCAACTCTATGACCAAAATTTAATAAGTCAGTCTAAAGCTACCATGAGTGATTCTCAGTTCCAGCGAGAATTTGGGGCTATTTTTACAGATGACAGTTCTGGATACTTTAAAGTAAGTAAAATGGCAGAATGCACCATTCCTGATGGGGAAGGGCAATCAGTTGAAGTCATAGGTAATGCTAACGATGAATACATTCTATCCTTTGACCCATCTTGGTCAGAAAGCGAAAGCTCAGACGATTTTGCGATGATGCTGATAAAATTAAACCGCGACCTTAGAAAAGGTACTGTGGTTCATAGTTACGGGTTGTCTGGGGCTAATTTGAAAACTCATATAAGATATATGGCTTACCTGTTAACTCACTTCAATATAGTAGCTGTAGTGGGTGACTATAACGGAGGAGTGCAGTTTATGAACTCCTGCAACGAAAGTACTATTTTTAAAGATCTTAATTTAAAATTAGAGACCATTGAGGCCGATCTGGATAAACCTGCGGATTACGAGAAAAATTTAAGGAAGATTAAAAACCAATATAATAAAAGCTCTAAAAGGTTTGTCTTTTTAAGGAAACCAAGTTCCTCGTGGATTAGAGCGGCCAATGAATCTCTTCAGTCCTCCTTTGACCATAAGAAGATATTTTTCGCTGGAGCGGCTATGAATGACGATTACAACATACAGCGCAAGGCACATATCCCTATAAAGAATTTAAAATTCCTTAAAAAAGAACCAAACGAAAAAGGAGCGGTCGGAGCAAGGATGATTGATTTCGTGGAGCATCAAAAAGATATGATGGATCTAATCAAGGTACAATGTGCTTTAGTTCAAATTACCACTTCTGTCCAAGGAACTCAAAGTTTTGATTTACCCCCTAACCTTAGGAAACAAAAAGGAGCAGACAAAGCCCGTAAAGACTCCTATTCTGCTTTAGTTTTAGGGAACTGGATGATGAACGTTTTTTATGACATGGAGTTCTATAAGGGGGATTTAGGGCAAGCCACCTTCACTCCAATGTTTATTTCTTAACTTTTAAAAGTTGAAAGTTAACTTTGGGGTGTAATATGGTTTATTGTCATGGCTAAAAGAAAATACACTAAACGATCTGATTATTGGGACAAGTTCAACACTGCTAATGAAGCACAAACCCCCGTTCCAAAGGGAAGTGCTGTAGAGCCTGATTTACTGGGGGAACCCTTTTATACTTCGGATGCTTCTCATAAAGAGATTTCTCATGCAGCTAGAGGTCTTTCTACTCAAACAAGATCAGGAACAAGAACTAATAGGGTAGCCTTCCGTAATCCTGTTGATAGATTCTCAAGTATAAGGGTTGGTTTGTTACCTTATACATATGCGTCCGATAATGTAAATGTACGGGACACTATAGAGCTTTGTCAGAAGGCTTATGCCAATGTAGCCATTTTTAGAAATGCTATTGACATCATGGCTGAATTTACCAATACCGATGTGTATTTGGAAGGTGGGACAAAAAAGAGCCGCGAATTCTTTAACCAGTGGTTTAAAAAAATAAATTTAACAAGTATTAAAGATCAATACTTCCGAGAGCTTTATAGGAGCGGAAACGTCTTCCTTTATAGGGTGGATGGGAAATTCAAAGTTGCCGACTATGCGCGGCTCATCAATCAGGTTGGATCTATTAATTCATTAAACAATAAGATTCCATTACGGTACATTTTACTTAACCCGTTTGATATCGTAGCCAAAAGAGCTTCGAGTTTTGCGGTTAATGCTTATCAGAAGATTCTGTCGGAATATGAGATAGCAAGACTTCAAAATCCTCAAACAGAGGAAGATGTAGAAATATTTAACAGTTTAGAGCCAGAAGTACAAAAAAGGATTAAGGATGGTTCTTATACTACTACAGGCTTAAAAATTTCATTAGATCCGCAGAGACTTGCATATTCTTTTTATAAGAAGCAAGACTATGAGCCTTTTGCTATCCCTTTTGGTTTCCCTGTCTTAGAGGACATTAACGCTAAGATGGAATTGAAGAAAATGGATCAAGCCATTACTCGTACTGTGGAAAATGTGATCCTCTTAATCACTATGGGGGCTGACCCAGATAAAGGGGGTGTGAATGCTAACAATCTTAAAGCTATGCAAGATTTGTTTAGAAATGAAAGTGTGGGGCGGGTTTTAGTTTCTGATTATACTACTAAGGCAGAATTTATTATTCCAGAGCTAGGGAGAGTACTAGGGCCAGAAAAGTATCAAATCTTAAATGAAGATATTAAAAATGGCTTACAAAACATTGTAATAGGAGAAGAGAAATACAGCACCACCCAAGTTAAGGCTGAAATCTTTATAGATAGGTTAAAAGAGGCTCGCCACGGATTTATTAATGATTTCCTTCAAAAAGAGATAAAAAGAGTAGCTACTGACCTTGGACTAAGATCTTATCCGATAGTGAGGATGAAAGATATAGATATGAGAGACGAAGCTCAGTTAATGCGCGTTTCTACTCGTTTAATGGAGTTAGGTGTTCTTACCCCTCAGCAGGGTATGGAGATGTTCCATACAGGTCGTTTCCCAGAAGCAGAGGAAATTGGACCTGCTCAAGAAGCATTTGTAGAGGAGAGAAAAGAGGGATTCTACAATCCATTAGTTGGAGGGGTTCCTATGATTGGGCCTGATGGCGGGGATGGTCCACCACAACAAAGCGGAAGACCTGAAGGGACTGTTAATATCCCACAGGAAGCCGAAGGTACATATTCCCGAAAAGCTATCCAAGAAACCATATATGAGATAGATCAATTAATTAGTACAGCTAAGACTCAAATGATCGAAAATATAGAGGGTTCAAAATTAAATGAATCTCAAGAGGAGATGCTGGCTAATTTATGCGAATCCATCGTTTGTTCTGAAAACAAAGAATCTTGGGCAGAAACGCTGCAATCGTGTGTAAAAGATTTTAACGAAATAGAAAATTTGCAAACCTTAACTGATGTCTTGTCTATCTCAAGTGAGCATAGACTAGAATTATACCCAGCAGCCATACTTTATCATAGTCATGAAAAAAAAGCTTAAACCCACTTTTTTAGTTAAAAAACACCAAGAAATTGAAGTTTCCTTAAGATCCGATGGAAGATTCGGAGAGGGGTATTCAAACTTGGATGAAACCAAAAGAGACATAACTTTAAAGCAGTACTCCCAAGATGCTACAGAACTTCAACATGAAGATCTCAAAGAGAAATTAAAGCATCACGAAGATGCAATTAATAATATCAAGGCTGAAATGGCCGCTCTTAAAAAAGATTTAAAAGAAGATAAGTCTGACGTTTCCATGGAGTCGGAAGCTGCTAAAACGAAAAAAGAGTGGGACAAGATAGATAAGAAGGAACTCAAGAAGGATACCAAAAAAGAAAAAGAGGAGCATGAAAAAGATGCTGTAGAAGATGATAAGAGTAAAATTAAAAAACTCGAAAAAGGTAACCCTTCAGCTAAAAAGAGCGCAGAAAAGAAAGCTTTGAAGCGCGATGAGAAATTTGATAAGAAGTCTGAGAAAACTTACGCTCAAATTCTTAATGAGGCTGCTGAGCAATATGCTGGAAAATAATGGACTATAAGTATACAACTACTTTTGAATGTCCTATTTCAAGTTGTGAGATTAACGAGGCTTCCTTAATTTCGGAGGCATCTTTAGATAATTT